ACAATATTAGTTCCACTCCCGTTTGTGTTAATATTGGGAACAATGTACTGAGAACCACCGGAATACTCTGATATGTTAAACTGAGCAGCTCCGTAGTAAGGGAAAGTACCAAAGTTGTCCAAATTGACAGCATAGGAACTAAATGAGTCATTAAAACCATAGCCCCATTTGAACGTAAGAGTTGTTGAGTTACCTCCAATGATAGTTGGCTTCATCTTTTTGAGAAACTTAATCTTAGAAGAATCCCCAAAGGTCAAGTGAGGACTGTAATACTTCATAATATAAGTTGTCGTGCCGTCTAGGTAGCCTGAGTAGGAGGCTATGCCGGAGGAAGTACCAATGTACAGAGTGCCGTCCACAAGTCTTTCAAAGCACTTTAGCTTATTAGTAGGCCATCGAGTAACCCTATAAGAGCCATCCTCAAGGGTTCCTTTGATGTCAAAGCAGAAGATGATACTGCTTGAGGGAAAGAATACAAGGTAAAAAGAGTTTTCAGGACTGTACGCAGACGTAACCTGACCTGTTTCAGTTTGTATAAGTTTAATTATATCAGTTTTTATGTTTCTAGACAAATCATTTAGTGGGAGTGACTTCTCCTGAATAGTCCTACCAAATGACTTCAGACCAGAGTAACTCATAAAGAGAACATCAGTCCCCGTGTACTGGACTGAATCCCTTGCAACGCAACCTACACCTGCCACAGTATCATAGAGTTCCATAGTGGCAGGAGCATCAGCCCCTTTGTAGGAGATAATGCTATGCTTACCAAAGATAATCAAAAGATTGTTGTGTGCAGCCAAGGCTACAATTTCATCATAACCATCAGGCCATACCTTAGTGATATCAATAGACCCACTAGTACCACCAGACCACTTTTGACCATTAAGCAAGTCAGACCAGTAGATCGTGGTCTTATTCGTGTTTGTATCAGCTACCCATAGACGACCATAGGCTGCAAGGGCTTCGTGTGCATAAGGGACTGTGGCTGAGTAGGAGGGATGACTGGACATCTTGGTAACAGCACCAAGGGTGTTGCTGTACACCAAAGGCTCATAGCCCCTCTGGAAGAAGTAACAGTGATCGTTAAAGTTTACCAACTTCCAAGCATTTGCAGTGATGGTGTAAGACCCAGGGGTTGCATCCGTTAGGGTCGTGGTGCCCCTTAGAATCTTATTGTTACCTACTGAGAAGATAGCACTATTGCCTGCTGAGTCTCTGAACTGCTTGATTGCTTGAATGAAGCCAGATCCCAAAGGGGTCGCTGAAGTAGTGATAACTGAATATCCCTTCCTTGCAGAGATTCTACCGTACTTATCAATTACACAGTTGTCTGCATAAGTGGCAAAGGAGGGGTCCATAGAAAGAACAGAATCTTCCGTGTTGAGACCCCGAAAGCCAGGTGCAACAATGTTAACTGTCTGTAGTGGTTGTGACATTTAGACTACTCTGAAAATTGTTTCTTCAGGATGGTAGGAAGCATCCAATGCAATAGCATCCGAAAGATATTTGTCTGCAATGCCAAAGTATTCCGGTGTGCTAGTACCACCAGTCTCTCCTCGCTCCCTAGAGGCAAAAGCAACAGCAAGGTGCATCACAGGAATCCAAGGCACCTTGATGACATCCGTTGACAGTGCCAAAGGAGCCTGCCTAACAACAGCATAGAACTTAAGTGTGTAGGCTGCGGCAGGCGTAGGGTACAGAATGATCTTCATATCCCCACTAGAGTCCAATGTAGTGAAACTAAAGTACGTTGGGGTTCCTTGAAGAGGAGTGTCAGTTACATTGTTCTGTACGTCAATCCAGTCCGTAGCTTGATATTCAATAGTGGTGTTGTTGGTGTTATCAAGAAACTTAAGATACTTAAAGTCATCACCAAAGCCAGTCAAGGTGTACTCATTGACACCTGCCGTTGTGGTGATAGTTACAGTGGTTCTAAGGGCAGTCCAGTCCCAAGAATGCTCTACGGAAGTCTTAGCATCATTTACGAGATCACCAATCAAAGTTGCATAGGCATTTTGATTGATCGTTGTGATCTCATCTTCTCTGATTCTACGGAGAACATTATTTACCAAAGTGAGATAGTTCATGCTGTACCTCTAGTTTTATAAAACTCTTGCAAAAGAATAGACAAAGGATCTGAAGCTGCAATACGTGTCAGTTGTTGTATATTTGGGTTGTAATCTATGGAAGCCATGAAGGGGTTATATTCTTTGGTGGAGACTGTTGGTGTTTGTTGTTTTCCTCCAAACATTCCTGCACCAAAGAGACCTGCAAAGAGCTTTTGTAGATCAAGGTTAGGGGTGTCTACCTTAATGTCTGTCTTTGGCAGTTCGTCTAAAGGATTAGAAACAGGCTTTAACAGATCTTGAATAAACCCTTCGGCATTCTGATATGCGTCTTGTACAGCTCCTTCTACATTTTCATAAGCAGTCTGTACTGGTTTTTCTACATTCTCATAAGCATTCTGTACAGCACCTTCTACATTCTGATAAACATTTTGTACTGGTTTTTCTACATTCTCATATGCCTTTTGAACCACTCCCTCTACATTTTGATAGGCATTCTGTATAGGCGCTTCTACACTCTCATAAGCATTCTTTAGCCATTCAGGTACAGGAGGCAGATTAAATTCTGAACCTGGTAAGTTAAAATCAGGCAAGTTCAGCGAAGGCAAGTTTAGATCAGATGCTATGTTGAACAGAGAGGACGTACTAGGACCACCAATGTTTGCCAACAAGTCGGATACTTGTACATTCTCTACAATGTTCTGAAGGCTAGGAGGCAACGAACTAAGAACATTTGATTGACCTACAGTCCCAAGGTTCATATCCCCAAGAACACCACCCACAGCAGACCATTGGTCCTGTGGGAGTTTTATACCAAACTTAAGGGTATCTGCTAGGTTAAGACCTTCTACACCCTTAGCAAGAGTGCTAGTCCCCAGATCAAGCCCAAGAGTATCCCCTAGAGTTCCACTCAAGAGACCACCAGGGGCACCTGCGTAGCCAAGGACACCTGCTGTAAGAGCATCTTTGATATCTCCACCTGAAGCCAAAGCAAGACCTGCTTTACCCACTCCTTGACCAAGAGCTGTTGAAAAGAAAGAAGGTGCTGCTATGTTGAGTGCAGGGTTTGCTATGGCTGACGCTGCCGTAGGGGCAAGAAAAGAAGATTTTATAAGGCTTGTATTGATCCCGCCCAAGGGCATTAATGAGGGAGGGGATGCTAGTCCTGCGGGAGCAAGCAAAGAGTCGCTTATGAAGTTTGTATTAGGGATGTTGAACTCACCTACAGGAGCAGAAGATGGTCCAGCCAATTTACCACCAAGATAAGCAGTTCCACCAGCGATAGCAGCAGCCTTAAGTGCATCCTCCCAATCCGCCCCAGAAGCTCGTGTAGTAGCCCCAGAAGCGAGAGCGGCTCCCCAAGGACCACCAAAATACGAGCCGACCGCCGTGAGGGCCGCGTTAACCACCGGATTAGACATTACCTGTTGGAACTCACTGGGGTCATTCTCAGGATTCCAATAGCCACCAATGGAAGGGCCGTACTGCTGAAGGTCTGAATACGGGTTATCCGAATACTTCTTCCTCTTAGTGCCATAGGAGAAGTGTGCTTCAAAGTCCTCAAAGCCAACCTTCTTGGGAAGATTGAATTGCTCTCGAATATCATTAATCTTGTTTGTAAAGGCTTCTTGTGTGTATCTATCATTTCGATAGTCCAACCAAGCAAGCTCAGTCTGTTCGTCAGCGGACAGATATTTTCTAAAATCCTCGTTGTCAGTGTAATACTCGTACCACGTCTTGATGTCATCAGCTACTTGAGCACCTTCCCCTGAAGGTCTGTAGGGGAGATACATGTCACCAATCTGTTCAGGTCTGTTGGTGGCTACATAGCCGGGTGCTTGGTTAAGTTTAAGCATCTCACTATAGCCAACACGGGCACCACTAGGGGTTGCCAAAGGTGCTTCATAGGTTCTACCACCAAAGATGTCAGTTGCCCCTACAAGACTTACATCAGGATTAAAAACATAAGCAGGAGTGTAAGGATTGGTGATTGTACTGGATGTAGCACCAGGAACACCCATCATCCCTGAAGCACCTGCAATAGCATCCAGATTTAGGCTAGAAAGAATCCTTGCAGCCTCAGCATCAGAGATCATAGGGGCTGAAGGGGCTGTAGACGCCATAGGAGCCGCTACAGGGGCTGTAGGGGCCACAGGGGCTACTGGGGTAGCCATAGGGGCTACAACAGGCGCAGGAGCCACTACAGGGGCTGCTGAGGGAATGTTGAACATCCCTACATTGCCCTGAGTCAAACCAGCCAGAGCAGCAAGGTTTAGATTAGGGAGAGAAAGATTAGGAACCATCTTTGTTACTCAATACCGATTTAGTTATTTTCTCTGCGGATCTACCCACTACATAACCACCAAGACCCAACTGAAGCAGAGACCATGCTTCATCCCTAAGTGGGCTGGAGAGAAGCCCAAGGCTGTCTCCAACACACAAAGCAAGGAATGTAAGCATGGTCACTGGTCTCCAAATAGCCGTGAGCCAATGTTCCGACTTAGCCTCTGCTTCAATTATCTTTGCCCTAGACTCAAAGGAGTCCTTCTCGTACTGAAGCACCTGGTCAATGACTGCTGCTTGAGTAA